ACAATGGTGCTTTATTCACTTAGCCGTATGTCTCGACGCACTTGGGAAACGCTACGTTTTTTCGACCAAGAGGTTAGCACGGGTAGAATTAAACTCGTTGTCGTGGATAATCCGAACATGGACCACAAGACTATCGGCGTGCTTGCCGGTTTTTACGAAATGGAACGGCAAATGATACGCGATAGAACACAAGCGTCCATGAACCGTATCAAAGCAGAGATAAAAGAAAAGGGNAGNTATACTAGTAAATCGGGTAGGGTCATTACTAAAATGGGTAACCCGGTAACCGCTGCCCAAGCTGCTAGCAAGGGTAGGGAGCTACAAGCCAAACTCGCTGACGAACGAGCGTCAGATGTATGGCCCGTTATATCCAACATGGTGGATAAAGGTCATAGCTTACGAGAAATAGCCAGGCAGTTGAACAGAATGGAAGTTCCGACGCCGTCTAAAAGGATGAACTCAGATACCTCAAAGAAAACAGAATGGTATGCGTCGAGCGTAAGCAATTACATTAAGAGAATGAAAGGGTAGAACAATGAATAAAGTTAATTATGACGCTACACTAAATGACCTGACAGAACTGTGGGCGCGAAAAAATATTGATATTGAGCTTGATATAATGAACGGTGAAAGGCCAGTTGAATCACACGAAGAAAAGAAAATAAAAGAATGGGTACTTCAAACACCCTCCAAAAGAAAATTTGCAAATAATGTTATACGTGCAACAATGGATAACTGTCATGTCACAATACAGGAACTTGTCACGTTACATGTCGCATCGCGTCAAAACATCATGCCAATGGCTAAAGAGGCAGAAGATGCGGGTTGGATTAAAATTTGTAGAAAAAACCAAACAAATGAAATTACTGCAACTCCCATATTTGTAGAGTCTTACATAACCTATTGCCGTTGGTTAGCTGACACGTACTACACGGTCGAACTAAGAGAAATCCTAAACAGTATTAGGTTACTCGGACGTTTAAAAGACGCTGGGTCAAGTGTCACGCAGCATGACACATAAGTGTAACGTTATGATATATTTCTTTTATAAACCAACGTGATACTTATAGTGATAGGAGAGTAAACGATGAGTAAACGAACATTGTACCCGTCCTACAATAAGAAGGGCTACAATTATACACTGCACAACATTCGGAAAGGGGTTATGCGTTTTAAGCGTCGCCTTGACATACCGATGTGGCACGTTGACCACCTCACTAAGAGTATCGAAGAACTCTCTGCTTTGGTCGATGAGTTAAAGCGTATCAAAAACTCTAACACGCTTAGAAATGCTGATAAATGCTTATATGCTCAGATGACCGTTACGACAGCAAATGCACGTTTTGCAACCATGACCCCGGAAGACCCCAGAACTAGGGGTGCAGAAATGGGTGGATATGGTCACGGCAATGGGTATGTAAATACCAATGGCTTTAAAGAAATATCAGAGCGTGAAGACCTTTTTGAAGGTAAAAAACCAGTTGAATTTGACCCTAAAGGGTAGGTTTAACGTTTATAAGAAACCCTTTGACAGTTATACACGGGGTATAAAAGGAGTAGACAATGAGTAAAATAAGGAACTTAGNGCGGGAAAGTGCAGGAGTTTTTCGCATAATATATATTATACTAGTGCAAACAGGCCAAACAGGTTTACAGTCCAGACAGGTGAGGCTGTACAGTGCAGTCTGTTTAGAGTCAATACTGTTGATACTGTTTGTATACAGTATGTACTGGTTTTTAGTGTTTGGTTGCGCCCTNGATGACAACTGTGCCGCTGCACAGGGGTATTAAATCATGCCAAAATTAACGAGAACAGGCNANGAGATTGGNAGNAGTGAAGCGGGTGCTATTGTACTACATAAGACTAGCTTCCAAACACGGCATGAAGTTTTGCAAAAGCATAAGCTTGCAAGGGCAGGGGTCGAGTCCATTGACGAGGTACGTTATGAACGTGCGTTACGCCGTGGTACACACTTAGAGCCAAGCGTTGCATCATGGGCTAATGAAGAAATAGAACGTTTGTCTGGCGGTGACGCGATTATGTTTGAGCCTGATACAGCCTATCGCAAGGAAGGTTTGGGTATTGCCTCTAGCATCGACAGAATAATTGAACTGTCTGAACCCATAACATTAGATAAGCATGACGGTGGTCAGGATACTTTCATGGGGCAGGGCATCGTCGAGATTAAGACTGACTTCTACCACAACGATAAGCCTAAACCTGAGTGGATAATTCAAGTTATGCACCAGATGTTCTGTGCGGAAATGTCGTGGGCCATCATTGCGTGTATGTGTCAGCGTGGAAAGATGCACCTTTACCCGGTGAAATGGAACGCACCTATGGTTGAGATTATGGCTGATAGTTATGCAGAGTTCTGGACGCTTGTGAAAGAAGACGGGGAGTACCCGCCAATAGCCGACGATGAAAAACCTGAGTACCTAGATATATCGAAGCATCTTGAGAAAACTAATCAGGACTTAGCAAATCTGTGTAGTGACTATCTACAGTTTGCCGGGGCAGAACGTGCGGCAAAGATTGAAAAGGACAAGCTCAAAGAATCTATCACCGTTTGTCTTGACAGTCTTGATGTGGAGTACGCCAAGATACCTGGCTTTCAAATCAAGGCCGCATCACAAAGCAAGGAAAAGAAAACACAGGTAGGCACGGGGGAGTTCTATGACTCTGTGTCTTTTTCAATAAAGGAAACGACCTATGAATAGTATTGTAACAACCCGGCAAAGCCTTGTGCCGACAACAATGACTGAAATGGAATTGTTTGCAGAAAAATTAAGCAAGTCAATTTTAGTTCCAAAAGATTATCAGGGCAAACCCGCTAATTGTTTTGTGGCAATACAGTGGGGTTTAGAGTGTGGCCTTGCACCTTTGCAAGCACTTCAGTCAATCGCCGTAATAAATGGTAAGCCCAGTATGTACGGTGATGCTTTACTAGCTATGGTACGTGCCGACAGTCGTTGTCTGGGTGTACACGAGGCACAAGAGGGGGGCGTAGCTACTTGTATTATAAAGCGCAGACACTCTGACGGTAGCATAGAGGAAGTAAAAAGAACCTTCTCAATGAANCAAGCGCAACAAGCACAGTTAGCTAACCGACCTACATGGAAAGCCTACCCAGAAAGAATGTTGCAACACCGGGCNAGGGGTAACGCTATCCGTGACGCTTTCCCTGACGTTATACACGGCCTTATCTCTGCTGAAGAAGCACAAGACTACGATGAGCCAAAGGATGTAACCCCGGTTCAAGAAGCTGTAGCCCCACCAAAGATAGAGGCCCTGACTGAGCCAAAGGTCGAGGAAGCTGAACTTGTGCCAGTAAAAGAAGAGGAGCCAACTGAATCAATCTTTGACAAGTATCTTGAGAACATACCGCCAAAGAAAGAGGAGCCTATTGTTCCTGAAAGCTTTGAGCTTTGTGTTCCAAATAAAAAACCAACAACTTATCAAGACCCACTTAACTACCGGGATTCCTATCTTGATTGGCTTCTAAAAGTTGTTCAGTCTTCAGGCCTTACTCCGGCTGAGAAGCGAACTAAAATGAAAGAGCTTGAGCAAGCTAATGCTCATACGTTTGAAATAGTTCCAGAAGAAATGGCTAAAGAATTAAAAGAGAAACGTATTTCATATAACAAAGGCTTGAGCATAGAGGAAAAGCAGAATGGTACAGGATAAAGTCGGGCTAACCCCCAAGCAGAAAGAGGTCTATGACTTTCTTAAAGCATACCAACGAACGTATGGCGTGTATCCCTCAACGTCAGAGATAGCAGCCGGTGAACTAGATGGTAGGCAAATACTGCCTAGGCGTCACAAGTCTGCTTGCTGGGCAATAATGACAAGACTTAAGCAACGAGGTTACATTGAAGTCTTACCCTACACTGCTAGAGGCTTACGAGTCCTCTAAGCCCTCATAGCTTCCATAGTTGAGCGTCGCCGTTGTGGCTTCGCTTGACTTTGCTTTATAGCTTTGTTGGTAGGTGCGCCNGGGCTNCCNGGCTTACGCATNTTCTCGCCACTACCATCCTTAATTCTTTTTCTTTTAGCGTGGATGTTATCCCACAAACCTTTTTTCTTAGCCATTAGNCATCTCCATAGCTGCNTTTAATGTTTCTTGGTTACGCCTAGTCCAACCCTTACCAAATGTTTCAAACGTCTTTAGCCGTTCGTAAAATTTCTGACGTTGCTCGTATAAGTATTGAATCATATTTGCCGGGTCATTCTCTGCCACAAGTGCAAGGGTTCGTGGTCCGATTGCCCCATCTTGTTTTGCTGAAATGTACTTCTGAATGACCTTGGCTGGCCTACCTGTACCAGAGTTTACCGCCCAATCGAACGCTGCGAAGTCTAGCCCTGAAGGTAAATCATCACCCTTTATTCTATCCCAGTAGTTTGTTTTGTAGATAGGAGCTACGTCTGCGTCAGTCAGGGTTTTCATCTCGCCATCCATGACCTGACGCCCAACCCATTGCTCGTATACTGCACGGGTTACACCCTTCATAGTTTCCCCACCGGGGTCATCTTTGTGAAAACTATAATTTCCTTCGTGCTTCAATAACATTTTTAATGATTGCTCAAAATTTTCTTTCATTTTTTTGTATCCGTTTTCTTAAGTTTGTCGTAACTTCTCATTGACCCAATTCCTAACATTCCTAAAAGTAATGGCATCATAACTGAGGTGTCAGCTTGAGGAATTGTGACCCCAAACCCGGCACAAATTGGGGCTATAAGAAAATTGATAGCCAAGCCCAACACGCAGACGTAACCCGCAAGGGGTCGCCAACTTGATTGAAACCAGTTGCCTTTAGCGTCTAGCTTCAGAATTTCTATTTGCTGAAGTGCCACTTCTTGAGCGTGTTTTTCGCTCATGGTGCTAATCTCATGCGCCAGTTTAGCCGCTTGGTCTTTGTCTGGAATGACCTTGTCTAGTAGGCCGCTAACCGGGCCAATCAATTTATCAATCATAACTGTTTATCCTTCAGTGTGTTAAACCCAAAATATCCCACCACCACAGTTGAAGCTGCGACTGAATAAACTGTGGCAATATCTGTTATCAAAGAGGCGGCTGTGTCATAACCAAGAACGGAAGCTAGAAGAATTATAAAGGGATAAAAAAGCATTCCAAAAGCACACGCCTTAACTAGCAATCTTTCTGTATTTCTTTTTTCATCTGCGTCTGCAATCTTCAAACGCCTGTCTTCTAAATCTAGAGCTTTGAACTCATCAGGCTCTATGCTTCCATTGTTGTTTTTGTCTAACTTTTCAAAATCATTCATTGCTCATTACCTTGAGTGCTACAAGCTTGTCCTTCGTTTGAAGAACCACCTTTCCGTTTTCGTAAATCACCCATCTACCCAACTTCACCTCAACTAGTTTCATCCGATAACTTTACGCACGCTAAAATCATGTCGTTAGAGGTCACCAACACCCCGGCTTTGTCTCGTTGTGTCTGGCAAAGCTGTTCACTGGGGTAGCTATCCAAAAGATAATATTGGAGATGGTCATGGCGTATGAAGTGAAACCAAACGAGAGCGTACATCATGGGAGCCAATCCCAGAAATTTATCCATTTCATATAATGGAGATATGATATAGCTCCAGTGGCACTGGCGGTAAGTAAGAAGAAAATTCCAGCTAGGGTAACGGCTAACTCCTGATTAGCTATAGCCTCACGCCGCGCCTCTGCTTCGGCTTCTCTCTTTTCTTGCAAAACTTCTCTGCGAATTTTTAAAAGCGTCGCCCAATGTGAAGGGCCAAGAGATTCTGAAATAAATTTTTTTAAGGATTCTTCAGCTTCTGCGGCCTGACGCAAACTGGTGAATCGTTCCATTGCAATGGAGTTAACATTTTTTCCTGATAAACCTTTTTTCTGTAACTTCTTTTTTGCATTGTCCGTTGCGTCAAAAAAGTTACTGATTTCTTTACTTAAAGAGCTGAGTGATTTGCCAGCGGATACGCCTAATTTGATTGTCGTGAGCAAGCTGATAGGGTCCATGACTACATCCCATCAGAACTAATAGGACGTCTAGTCAGATATTCTATTGTGTTTTCTAGTGTCTTAACTCTAGCTTGCAATTTGATGATTTGA